GTCAATCTCTGCAATATACCCCGCGCTCAGGCTTGCGTTCTTCAACATTTCCCGCGCTGTCAGGTTTCCAGCCTTCTCAATGGAGGCAATGCAGTCATACATCCCACGTCCGTACACTGCACCGTGAACTGGTTGCCAAGATGCCACGTAAAAAGGACGATCACCCGTAGGATGGAAGGTAGGTGCGACATAGATAATCATCTTGTCCAGCATCCATGCCTCAACTGTGTATTCCTCTGTGTCCACAACCTTCTTTTTGTTAGGCGCGAACACAGTATCTACACCGTATTCCTTCAAATCAAACCCGGTCATCTTTGTCCAGCACTTAATCATGTCCCAAGATGTCGATTTCGTCATCCCGGATTCTGTTGTGCTTTCCTCTAGGGTCTTTTCATTGTCTTCTTGATACCAGTCTTGCTTAATCTCTTGGTCGCCGCCGTTTAGCAGGGTATCCAAGTTCTCAGCAACTGCACCTTTGGCCAGTTTCTTGAGTTTGGTCAACTCCGAATAACTGATTCGCTCTTTCACAAACACGGCTTTACCGTCATTTGTGGTTGTGCAGTCTGGTGTAACCCAAAAATCCATTGGGCTAATGAACTTTGCGCGAACAACTGACTTGTCTTCTGCAACAAGTTTGTTCCGCTTCCACACCATTTTGGTTTTTGTCTCAACCACAGGGAATTGCATCACCGCATAGGGGTACGTTACATACGCATCCCACCATTTGTAATACTCTTCCAAGAACTGACCTTCCACCATGTCATCCATGATGTGCGTCTTGCAGCGTTCTGTGGCTTTTTCAGCGGCCTTGTACAGTTTGTTGAACACGTTGGTCTTCAACTCTGATATCCGCTGCTTGGAATATGACACCGCCATCTCAGGTGGCAGGCCAGATTGCAAGACTTCGTTCATTACCTCGTCAATTGCACGCTGCTTCATCGACTCAGGCGCTTCGACTACAGGGCTTGGACGAATTGTGAACAGGTTTTCCCCAGCCTTTTCCACACGGTCAAAGTGCCACGCCAAAAAGATAGAGCGCAAACGAGCGAAAATGCCAATGAAAATGGCAGGACCGTCCAAACGGCACTCGTCTTCTGGAACGTAACGGCTTTGGCTAGAGTAGTAGGCGTATTTCATCCTACAGTCAACGTCATTCCGATGCGTTTTCGCCAGCATGAAATCACGAAACAACTCCATGCCTAATTCGCAGTCCTTGCGAAGCAGGTCTTCTAGCAGTTCTTTGCTAATTTCGAGGGAGTTCTTCAAATCCATGAAGGTATTCTATTATTGATTATAGGTAAATCAAGCCTATACAACTCTCGGGTCACCCGTACCAACTTGGCCCTTGAAGAACCCACTGCCAAAGCGTTGTTCAGCCCTATAACCGTCCTGCATCATGGCCCTGAATGCCGTCAAATGCTTCTGGCTACGAGCTTGGGCGAACTCGCTTTCTTGCTCCAGGTCATAGAGGACGTACAGAGCGTATTCATACAACTCTGCCATGTACTTACAACCAATGGTCTTGTCTTTATCAGCGGGGAAACTGAATGAGTCAGGGCACTTTGTTACCGTCAGTTTGATCTTTGGCTTAACACCAGCAGGGATTGGCGGGTCAACAATCAACCTTGTGGGTGATCGTGAGTCATATGTCCATCCAGACATCTGCCACTTAGAACAGGTGTTGTCGCTGGCAAATTCACCTGAGCTTGTGCTGCACTTAGTCTTGTAGTACTTAAATGCAGTTATCTCGCTTTCATCTGCCTTCTTCACCGGAGTCTGAACAACTTCTTTGCCGTCAGCCCCCACGCAAATAGGGCGAATGTCACCAATGATTGCAGATACTCCAGCAGGTAGCGTTTGCTCACTGCCTTCGCTTAACTCATAGTCAACTGTCTCGACATTGGCATCTGGCCGAATCGACGATATCGCAGCCAACGCTAAGTTGATTGCGACTGTCTTCTTCTTCTCAGACCATGTGACGTGATTTTCATCTGCCGTCAATTCACCTAAATCAGAAATCAGTTGACTAAGATTCATTCCGCTTCCGCCCCTGCGACTTCGCCATTCATGACTTCATCGCGGTATGCACGCTCTTCATACAACGTCATGTTGTCAAATGCGTGTTGCAAAATCTCTTCTTCAAGATTGGGGTCTTGATCGAGAATCTGCTTTACTTTTGTCCAATGAATCGGGTCACCTGTGTGGCTCAGGCATTGCTTTGCCCACGCCTTCATCTGGAAACCCGTTCGCTTTTGAAACTTTTGCCAGTGGTCAATCAACTGCTTTTCAATCATGGCGCGGTCAATGATCTTCTTCACCGCTTCGTTCATGAATGGCATGTTGGCCCACTTGATGCGTGCGAACTTAGCAAGCTCGTTGTCCAAGTGTCCATTGGCTTGAATGTCAGCGTAATCCGCAATCACAATGTCTGCATCGTGCGCGTAAAACTCTGGCTTCTTTGTACCGGCATAATCCCAGCGCCGGTCACGCTCTTTCAGGGGGATTTGAAAGACGTAGTAGTGTTTCACTTCAACTGCTCCGCATACATGCTGATGTCAGCGCCAGCTTTTGCAGCCATTAGTGCTTCACTTACAAGACTTGCTTTATCCATGATTTCACGGCCACCCATCTGCTCCAACATCCCACGGATTTTGTCAGCCGGGTCTTCTTTGTTCACGCCAATAACCAGTGCGCCTTCATCACGCGCAAACTTTCGGCCTTCGATCAAATCCATCACCAGTGCAAAGTGCATGGATTGGTCGGTCATCTCGTCTTCAACACGCTTGTCTGTGAAGTACAGATAAATCTGACCCATACTTGCACCAAACAAATTAGTCTGGAATCGTCCAGTTTGCTTATCCTTACTCACCGCAAAGAATGTGCCAAAGTCTTGGCCAGCCTGCAAGTCAGTGTTGACTGCGTAACAAAACTTGAATGAATTCAAGCCTTTGATTTTGTCGCTCATGGTTTCTCCTGAAGAAAAATAAATGGGGAGTGGAGTTCAACTCCACCCCCACATTTTACACCTTAGAAGGCGGTAATGCCACCGTGGACTTCAACAGGAACGGTCACGCTCATGTTGATGCAGGACAAGGGGCTTTCGGTCAAGCAACCGAGTTTGGCACGGGCGCAAGAAACGCACTGACCAGTGGTGGGTGTGTTGCTGGTTGGCAGAGCATCCAGAACCATCGCCACAACCAAGTGCTTGCGGCAAGGATTACCGTCAGCGTCTTCGCCAAAGGTATTGCCATACACCAAGTTGTTGGCGTCCACTTTTTGCCACTTGTGATCGGCCTTGGAGCCGTCAATGGTAGGCAAGGTGAACAGGGCAGGGGCGGCAGGGTTAGCCATCAGTGCAGCCAAATCAATGACTTCCAGATGGTAAGACAAGCCAGGGCAACCGTGTTCGTTCTTCACAGACACATCACGGAATGCACGACCAGCGTGAACAGGGAACAAGATCAACTTGTCACCAGCCACAACTTTGTCAGCATCGGCCCAGCACGACAGTGCTTTCTCGCCAGAGAAGTTCAGCGAACGGAAGTAGTGATTACGACGACCGCTGTGCGAGGCATCGTTTTCACCATCGTCGCAACAGACGGGCAAGTTTTGTGGATAGAAAGCGCCGCAGAACTCGACGCCTTTGATTCGGCCACCGCCGTGAGCAAGGTTATAAACAGCCATTTTCGGGCCTCCTATCAGTCAAAAGTAACGTAGCCAACTGCCACTGCTTCGCGGTGCGAAACGGCCCAGCCAGAACGGACAATCCATGTGTCATACAACGCAGTCGTATGTGGATCTTCTTTGCCCATCTCGGACAAGATCATGCCATGAGCCATGTCAAAGCGATCTTTCTTGAACCACACAATGCGGTAGATTGGCTTGCTTGGAGTTGTGCTTGTAGCGCCCACAGGTGCTTGGCAGTTGCTGGAGTAAACGTCCAGACCACAGGCCAGAGACAAATCACCGCAGAACTTGTCATCGAAGTACGACGACTTCATTGGGTCCAGCACGTTGGTACGCAGACCTTCGGCTTGCTTACCGTAGTACTTCAGAGCCATTGGGCCGTACACAGCGATACCGCTACCACCAATGCCGGTTTCGTCAATCACTTGCTGACCGAATTGCAGGTAGTCCAAGATGTAGACTTTGCCTGTATCGCTCAACTTACGAGTCAAGGAAACGGGGTTGTTCATGGTGCCAAGGTTCAGGCCACTCACGCCAGCAGACGAGCCGATGTTGGAGGCACATGCTTGAAAAGGCAAGGAGCACGAAATACGAGCGTCCAAGTCTTGAGCAAAGGCTTCAACAACACGCTCTTGTGTCTTCTTGTCAATCATGCCAGCTTGACAGTTGATGTAGTCGTCCAACTTGTCGCGCTTGATGCGGATGTAGTTGAAGCCACCCAACTTGTATTCGATCTTGCAAGTGGTGGGGGTCTGCGATTCGAATTGGCCGTTGATGACCAAATCTTTCACAGTGGGGTTACCCATTGTGTGCCACACGCGAGGGCGGTTACACGATTTGATATCGGGCAACAGACGCTCACGGGTGCCACCAGTGATGCGGGAACCAAAGATTGTCTGGCAATCAATGTTCTCCAAGAAACCCATGTTGTCGTAACATGGAACCAAGTTGCTTCGATCTGGATAACCAGAAGCAATTTGCAGCGGAGCACCGCTACCGTACATTTCGTCAGCCATATTTAGCCTTTCAGTGATTTGAGGATTTCAATACCTCTGTCTTGCTCACCTTTTTGCAACCACAACCGTGCTTCTGTCAATTTCTCGACACGTCCACGATTTGACATTGGGCCTCGGGATAACTCGGCTTCAATCTCTCGGTTGATTCGGTTGATGGCATCGACAGGGGATGTCTTCTTGGCTTGTGTGACCGAAGGTGATTGAGTGGTGCTAGGTTGGGCAAATTCATCAATCGTTGTGTTTCCCGATTCCTTGCGGAACTGTTCTTCAAAACGTAACTTTAGTCTTCGATGTTGATTCGGATCAGAGTTCTTCCAAAAATTAAGAGCTTCTTTGCGGGACACGCCAGCATCAGTCTCACCATTCAGAAAATCCTGAAACTCAGAATCATCATCCAACTTACTTGCGGTAGATGCCTCAGCAATCCTTCCGTTCATGCTAGCAAACTGTTTTTCAAGTTCCGCCAAACGGTCAGAGGAGCTTTGGGCAACTCCAAACACTGCATCCAATGCAGGGGTGAATCCATTCGCAACGTCTTGGTAGGTGCTCTTAAATTCTTCCGGCAAGTAATCGCTGGCAGATTTAGGGGCAACCTTGGGACTTTGGGCTTGAGTAGCTAGTTGGGCTTGGAATGCCTTTAACGCCGCTTCAGTGGCACGCTGTGCGGCCTCATCAGCAATACGGCGCTCACGCTCTTCCTGCTCCTTCTTTCGCTTCTCCTCTGCTTTGACTGCACCTTGACGGCGCTTCTCTGCGAGTGCTTCCTTATCCGCTTCAGACGGCTGTGGGTTCAATGCTTCTTCAATTTCTTCATCAATCATACAAACTGCTCTTGGTTCGTGACGTTACCAGCGGGGTTGCCGGGACGATGGACAAATCCTTGCTTCATTACATCAAGGTGGGCAATGAGTCCTCTGCGTTCCGCAAGGAGTGCTAAGAACCTATCGTTTGGCATTTCCCCGACCAGACGAGTTAGTTGAAGCATGTCGTTGCGTGCATCTTCCTCAAAGCTCTCAACGTATTCCACAAAGAGCTGCATGAGCCTGTCTTGCTTTGCCAAAGTAACACGCAACCGTTCAAGGCGCGTGATTGTTTCCTTCGACATAGCAAATTTCAGATTCATGGTTGGATTTATAGGTGTTTTTGTTACGTAATGCAACTCTATCCAAAAAGAATTTGCACAAGTGGAGTTGAACTCCAGTCAAAAGGTATAGCACTACACTATCCTTTTATGGTAGAATTCATTCCGTCGATGTTGTTGTATTTGCACCAAAGTGGAGTTGAACTCCACACACACTGTCCAATGTGTGTATAATCTGAGGTGTCGATGCAGCCACATTGATAGAACCCTTTAGGTGGTGTTTAGGATGAATCCAACTAGGAGACGTCCGTTTCTTGTGGCTGCAAGAGAGCATCACACCTAAAGGGTTTTTTGCTTTTACGGGCCTAGACCAAAGTTTGCTAGGCGCAACAAGCCACTCAGAAGGCTACCGGAAAATCGACTGGCTAGGTTACGGGCGGGCTTAACAGCATCAACAGCGTACCTTGCGAGAAGTGCTACTGGTGGGATTAGGGGTTGAAATAGCACACATATAGATGGCGAAGATAGCGTCTATACCCCGCACGGCTGTCGAGTGCTAACGTTCCCCACTGGATGTTTGTTAAAGGTCTTTCTTCTTCGCTGAGGAAAGGCTGAGTACGTCAGAAGCCCCTTGGATATAAAGGATAAGAGATGATAGTCACAGAAGAATGGTTAGAGACAATCA